CAACGATTGGCGCAGAAGTGACCCCATCAAGTGCTCTGACACCATGATCGCTCGCATCCACGGCGACCTTGGCATGATCAGCTTGCCCGGACAGCCCCGCCTCAACATCATGAAGCTCATCCCCCACAAACTCAACTTCGTTGGAGACGCCCGATACATCAACGGGATCGTTTACGACTTGAAGGGTGCCAACTTTCGGGACGGCACCATGAAGGGAGTGGGTGGCGAGTTCACCATTTCGGTGCGTGACGAGAAGCGACGGTTTACCGGCATTCGCGGCCAGTCCACTCTGGCGCCCTACCACGGCCAGTGCGGCGCACCCATCATCGCCCAGTGGGCCTCTCAGAAGGCTCTCTGTGGCGTGGTGGTTGCGTCGAACTTTGCTGTGCAGGAGACAGTGTGGGAGACCTTTACGCAGCCCGCCTTGTGCAGAGCCATAGGCGCTATCGAAGCCCAGACCAGCATTTACACGCAGGTGTCCATCAAGATGCCTGCGGAGTACCTCGACCTGAGTCAGAAGCGCCTTAGTCGGGAACTTACGGAGCGTCACCATTCGTGGTGGCTTACTCCCGAGGAACTCGGCAACACGCAGGTGCTGGCTGTGCTACCCGACGAACCGACCCGGAAGCAGAAGTCGTCGGTTGTGCCCTACGAGAACAGCGAGGCCATTAAGGCCAAGCTGGGTCCGTTGGGCTACAGCCACGACCTCATTGCGCCTAAGTTCAACAGCACGCGAATTGACGGAGAGTACGTCTCACCGGAGAAGAACGCGCTGTTGCAGCTTGGGTCGCAGGCTAACGGGATTGACATGGAGACGCTGGAAGCTGCGGTGGACCACTACGTGGCCCGCTTGTCGCTGATCAAGGGGAAGGATGGGAAGTCACCTTTCGAGCAGCTGCAGATCCTAGACGCATACACGTGCGTCAACGGAGATGCGAACTGTTCGTTGGTCTCGTCCATACCCAAGGACGCGGCTGCAGGCTGGCCCGTGGGCCGCAAGAAGCACCACTACCTAGTGGACGCTCCTTCGGATCAGGCCCCGCACGGACACGCCCTCACTGCTGAGATGCAGACTCGAGTCGACGAGATGATCAAGACCTTGTCACAAGACGAGAGATGGGGAGTCGTGTACAAGACGTGTCTCAAGGACGAACCACGCCCGCGCAAGAAGGTTGACACTAGGTCGATCAGGCTTTTCACCATAGGCCCGATGGACTTCATGATCGTCACCAAGATGTACTACGGCATGTTCATGTCGCTCTTCACGGAGAACTACCTGGACACCGAGACTGTAGGCGGAATCAACTGCTTCTCACCACAGTGGGGATCAGTCATGGAGCGGTTGTCGCAGCACCCCAGGGTGATCAACGGCGACTTCTCGAAGTTCGACAAGAAGATCCCGTCGATGC